TCAGAGGGCGTTCGCGATATCCCGCTTTTGCCGGTTTGCGGCGATCTCCGCCGGCGTGAACTCCTGACGGTCCGGACGCATGACTTCCCAGCTCTCCATGAAGGGTATCGAGCTGCATCCGCAGTTGATCGTGTGCTTCGCCGCACCGGCCGGGTCGCGGGGGTGCATGAGCTGGGTTCCGTCGGGCAGGTCGAAGGGCTTGTCCACTTCTCTTACCTGACCGTCGATGAGGTCGTGCTCGATGCGGCTATGCGTCTTGCCGGATCGCCGCCATTGCTTTTTCAGGCCGGGCAGGAGTGCCGCCGCCTGCTCCTGCCGCTCTTGCGCAGCGGTGGAGAAGGCCGTCCCGAGCTGATGCCGTGTGATCGTTGCCGCGCGGTCGAGCCCGCCCGTTTGGAGCTGGCCGGCAATCTTCTGCGCTGCTTGAAACGGTGTCTGCGTGCCGATGGCCGCTTGTGCCAATTCGCTGTTGATGGTGTTCGCGAGCTTCACCGTCACATCCGCAATGCGGTCCGTCGTGAATCGGCGCATGGCGAGGAGGCGGCGGTTGTCGATGGCGAAAAGGTCTGCCGATATGTCGATGGCAGCCGATGCGAGAGGCTTGTCGATGAGCGCCACACCCGCCGTCCAGCTCGATGAGAGACCCGATTGCAATACGGCATTGGCACCTGCCTCCATCTCGGCAAGCGCGCGGGCGACCGACTTCTGAAGCTGAACGAGCTGCCACCGCCGATAGTCGGAAGGCGCGCCGGACAGAATTTCGGCAATCGACTTCTGGGCCTTCACAAGCTGCGCGCGGACTTCCTTGCCTGTGTCCGCACTAAGGCGAATGCCCTCGCGCAGCCTCCTCTCGCGTTCGGCGGCAAAGCGCTTCGCGCGTTCGCGATCATTCATCGCCCTTTACCTGCGGTTCGTCCTGGACGGGAAGGGGCTGGGCGGGAAGGGGGTCCATCGGCGGCAGCGGCGGCAGCGAGAGTGCCTCACGCTCGCGGCGCGAGCCGGCCTCGGCCTGGGCGGCCTTCAATTCTTCCACCGGATCGATCTCAAGGCCAAGAAGCGAGGCGGTGAGCGCGATGAGGCGGACGGCCGTATCTTCCGACATGACGCCGGCGGCGACCGCCTGTGTGACCGCCACGACAACCTGCTGGAAGGCCGCCGCATACTTGGCGATGTCCTTCGCCGTGAGTTCGGGGAAGACGGCCGTCGGCTGCAAGCTGTCGTCGTTCTCCATGCCGATGAGCCCAATCGCGGCGAGGCGCTGGCGGATGACATACTTCGCGACCTCTTCGAGGATCGCCTTCAGGAAGCGCTGCCGCTGGGCAAAAACTTTGTAAGTCGGCTCGCCCATGCTCGAAGCCGTCGCTAGGTTCACATCGCCGCCACCGCCGAACCAGTGTTCCGGCACGGTCGAGCCGGAAAGGATGTGGTTCCGCGCGATGCGCGCAATCCCATCCGCGTCCGCCGCCTTGAGGTCCGGTGTATGCACCTCCCACTCTTCGGCGTCGTTGTGAACGCGGACGGAGTTCGGGCCGGGCGGCTGGATCGTCTTCGCCTTCTCCTCGACCTCTTCCGGTGTTGCATTCTTCAGCGTCACGTCCCAGACAACGGCGCGCTTCTGGGCGGCGCCGTCGATCTCGCCGAAGACGAGTTCCTCATAGGCATCCGCCATGTCGAGCGACGAAAGAATGTCGCTCCGTCCACGGCGGCCGTTCGAGAGGTCGTTGATGCGCCAGAAGAAGCACTCGCCATCCTTCATGGCCTCCCGCATTTTGCAGGCGCCGGGGCCGAAAAGGTCTTCTTCGTCGCCATTGTAGATGACCCGGAACAGCTTCTTCGTACCGTTCGGCCGCGTGACACGCACGCCGATTGGCACGGCCGAATTGTCGGGGTCGCAAATCACGCTCTCGATTTGCGACGGGTCTATCTTGCCCAGGCGAACATGGCCGGTCAGCTCGTTGACGAAAACGGGCCAGAGCTGCTCGCCGAAGAGGCCAAGTTCGCGCACATGCTTCTCAAGGTTCAGGTCCATCCGGTTGATGGGGTCCATCCAGAACTTGTCGAGCCATGCTTGCGCGTCCGGGTCGTCTACCTGAAGCGTGACGCCCTCGCCGAGAAGAAAGGCGGTCTTCAGCTCGATGAGGCGGTTGGCGATGTTGTTGCTTTCCCAGAGATGGGCGGCGAGCTTCTGCATTCTCGCTTGCGTCATCGGCGAGAGATCGCGGCCCTTGTCGCCGCCAACGCGGCGCCATCCATCCTCCTCAGCCGAAGCGCCGGCCGCTTCCTTCACTCGTGTCGCGGTGAAGAGTCCCTTGAAGAAATCGCTTATCGCCATGATCGCCTCTCAAACATGCGGCGTCCGCCGTTGCGGCCGAACATGCCACGCCGTTCACTTGATCGAGTACTGTTGTCAGGCACGGTCGCGCCAGCCGAAGGCTTTCCGCCGATTGCGATGGACCAGAGCATTTCCAGCGCGTCGAGCCCGTCGTCATGATCGACCATCGGGTAATGCCGCATCTGGTCGATAAGAACTTGTTGGCGCGGGTGAAGTCGGATGAGCCCGTTACTGACATGCGGCTGGATGCATTCGATACGAAGCGCCTTGTCGGTCAGCGGAATGACGGGCACAGCCGGGACAGGTACGCCAAGCTTTGCCGAATCGGCGACGAGCTGGGTCCGGAAGAATTCCTGAAATTGCACGGCTTCAATCGCCCACCGGACGCAGCGGTACTCTTCCTGAAGCGCGATGATGTCTGCAATGATCCGGGAAGGCAGGCGGCGGCGGATGCTTGCCTCGACGACATCGAGGATGCCGGTCTCCCGGTTTATGCCGCCGATCAAGACGGCGGAGGGATCGCGGCCCTTGTTCTGCTTGCCGAGCGACGGATCGCAGGCTCCGAAGAATATCCAATTGGAAAGGCGCTCGACCCAGAAAGTGACATTGCCGAAAAGCGCGTCTTCGCTGGAAATCGGATCGTTCTGCTGTTCCGCATCGAAGGCGCCGACGCCGATACGAACGCGAAGCTCCATCAGCGAATAGAGCGGCCGGACTTCCGGCCAGCTCACTTCCGCACCTTCCTCCATCTCGTCGCGGTGCGCGGCGTAGAACTCGGCCGCTTCGTCGCGGCCGTCATTGCGGAGAATTTCCTCCCAGCGTTCCCAGAGGTCCATGCGATCCGGCCAACGGCGAATGCTCGAAAGCTTGACCGACTTCCACATGGGATTGCGGAGCTTGCGGGCGAGCACACTGTCATAGTGCAGGATGGTGCCGATATAAAGCTGGTCGAGCGAGCCGTCCGCCGCACCAACGTTCGCGACCGCCTTGTCCACCCAGTCTTCCGTCTTGTCGCGCTGTTCCGGCCGCCTCACGTTTTCGTCGTTCTCGATGTCGTCCAGGACAACGAGGTCCGGGCGGTGCGGGCCGTGGCGCATGCCGCGAAGGCGCTTGCCGTTGCCGAACGCCTGGAGCTTGACGCCGGATGCCGTGATCGCGACGCCTTCCTTCCAGACGCGGCCTTGACCGCAGATTTCCGGGAAGTCGAGTTTAAGGCGCGGGTTTGCCTCCAACTCCACCTTCACCGCTTCCAGCATCGACGCCGCCTGGTCGAAGGCATCCATGAGGAGGAGGATGTAGTGCTTCAACCCGCGCGCGATGCACCATATCGGAAAGAGTTGGGAGCAATGGGTCGATTTCGCCTCACCGCGCGGCGCTGCAATCGCATCGTTCTGACCGCGCGGGTCCGCGACGATCTCGGGGAGCCGCTTGTAAAGATACTGATGAAGCGACGAGGCGCTGTCCGACTTGATGTAGTGCGGGAAGTAGGTGCGTGCGAAGAACTCATAGCCGTCTGGCGCGAGCGCCTTCGCCCGCCGTTCGGCAATCGCGGCTGGGCTATCGTCGAGACCTGAAACTTCCGCCTCGATCTTCTGACGTAGCTCGGTGGCGACGCCTGCAATGAGATCGCGGAATTCCTTCCTCGTGACCTTCCGGCTTTCCCAGTGAAGCCCACCGCGCGTCATCAGCCATATTCCTTCGCCAACTCGGCCGCGAAGGGCTCGATGACTTCGAGAAGCGAATGCACGAGGTCCGGCCGCTCGCCGCCGACATAGGCTGCGAAGCGCTGAAGAACGTCCGTCGCGACGGCGAGGCGGGAAAGCTCGGGCGATGCCTTGCCGACGGCCGCCATCGTCTTGGTGAAAGCGTCCGCGAGGCGCGAGAGAACTTCCGCCTTGGCGAGGGGGCCGATATTGTCGGCGGTCTTCACCGCATCGACCGTCGCCTGGTGAAGGGTCAGATAGTCTTCAAGCATGAGCTGCGCGACGTTCCGAATGCCGTCGCCCGCAAGCCGGGCGGCAGAGCGGGCACGCTCCCAGTCGTCGCCGTCATTCTCCGCATCCGATTTCCAGCGGCGCGCGGTCGCATAGCCGATGCCATGCTTTTCGGCTGCCGTTTCGAGCGGCAGCCGGTCATGCACGTAAGAAGCTCTGACTTTCGCGCGGAGTTCGGGCGGATGCGCCATGCCTCAGCCCTTCAGTTGATCGAGGGCGAGGGCGGCGGCGGCGGAGAGGGCGCGAGACGGCTTTTTCACGCCGGGATAGCTCCGCCTGCCTTCCGCGACGAGCACGCCATGCTCGGTCAGCATTGCGCAGAGCGCACCGCGCTTCACTTCCGCCCGGACGAGGTTTTGCTCGTGCAGCCATGAGATCGCGCCGCGCACCTGGTCGCGATCCGCCATGATCGCCACGCCGTTCACGAGATCGACGAGAAGGCTCTCATGGCCCGTCTGTTCGGGAAGGTCGAGAAGAGAGCGCAAGACCGCGATGCGGAGATGCTGCGTCCATGCCTGGGCTGCGTCTTCCATCATTTCTGTCCTCGGGCGGCGTCGGCGAAAATTGTCTCGTGGCGGATAACTGCGTTTTCGACACGCTCAACGAGTTTCGATACGCCGCGCAAGTCGGCGTTCGTTTCCTTGACAGCGCCTGTCAGTTGGGCAATCGCAACCTGAAGGTCAGCGATCTCGGTTCGCGAGGGCAATTGGGTGAGGCTTGTTTCGGCCTTTGCCAGCCGCTTGTCGAGGAACGCGACTTCATCCTTGGATGCAAAGCGCTTGTTCATCGACCACATGAGCCACCCCAATAAGAGATTGATACCGAAGCCCAGCACGGGCCAATGTTCGAGAACCCAGCTCACCCCATACCCCGCATCTTCGTGTGCCTCTCCGCCGCCTCCTCGCAGAATGTGCAGCGCCGGGCGGCGGGCACGGCGATGAGACGAGCGGGCGGAATTTCGTCATCGCAATCGGCGCAATAAACAGTTTCGCAGGGGGCGGCCATCGCGGGCAGCGGGAAGCGCTTCCGCGAGGCGATGATTGCATCGCGCTCTTCCGTCTCGCGCGCGGAGGCCCGGTCGAATTCGTCGCTCACCGCGCCACCTCCAGCTGATCCCGAAGCTTGTCGAGACGCGCCATCCATTCCCAGAATGCCGGGAATTCGTCTTCGCCCAGGTGTTGAAGCTCCCCCGCTACCTGGGGCCCCGCCACCGGCCATGCCGGGCAGGCTTGTGGGGGAGGCGGCGCGTCAGAGGTCGCCGTCGCGCATGCGGTCAAGAAGCTCGTCGCGAGAAGCGTGCGGGCGAGCCGCAATCTGCGCTTGTTCATCGAGAATTTTCCTTTGGGCGGCGGACAGGCGCTCCGCTTCCTCGCTTCTGCCAGCCGCGCGCGCGGCAATTGGCCCGGCAAAAAGCCGGGCCAAGAACGCTAGAAGCGATGAGAGGAACGTCGCCCACATCAAGCGGACTTTTTCAGGAGCCGCGCTTCGAGCATCTTTTCGATGTCTTCGGGCATCAGGTCGAAATGGTCGAGCGCATCGGGGACACGCTCGGTGAGATAGTTCACCGCGTCGGCGAGAATCTTGTTCTTCGTCGCCACGTCCGGGATTTTGCCGGCAGCGTATCCGGAGAGATTCCGGGTTCCCCAGGCAAGCGCGTTGTCGAGGGCAGCATCGAGATAGGTTCTCGTCTTCTCATCGAGTTCGAGCCCCGCACGCTCCGCGAGATAGTCGATTAGCGCGTGAACGCCCGTGCGGATTGCGAGGCCGATTGCCGCTGCAATTGCGGCGATGACGACAAGGACGACGGGAGCGAGGTCGATGGTGTAGACCGCCTCGTCGGCCGCGAGCGCGGGGAAAGCGAATGCAACGGCGCTCGCGAAGACGAACAGGGCGGAAAGGAACAGAACGGCAGCGAAGTGCTTGAAGCGCGGCATGGTGCCTCCTAGAGGTTGGGCGCGACGAAACGATTGAAGTTGGCGATGAATTCCGCTTCGGTGCCCTTGCCGAGCGGCGTGTTGTAGACGCGCTTCCACACCCTCGCGTGACCGGCAATGTCGCCGGGAGCGGGAATTGCGGCGGGCGAGCGGTAGTAGACGAGCCGTGCAATTGCGGTGGCGAAGGCGAGATTTGTTACAAGCTGGCTTTCTGAATCGGGCCAGGCCGCACGGAGTGACAGGACCGCTTTCTGCGCAGCGGGCTTGTAGCGAAGGTAATTTTCCTGAATGTCGCGATAGGTCGCGGACTCGACCTGATAAAGGCCGCGCGCCGGTCCGCCGAGCTGCACGAGATGACGGAAGTTGCTCTCCTGGGCGATGGTGCCGAGAAGAAGCTCGACCGCGCCGTCGCGTGCAAAGCCGGGTAGCTCGGCGGCGAGATGCAGCAACGTAGGCCGGATGACGTGATCGCGAAGGTGCCGAATGTTCATGCCGGCATGAGAGCCGCGACGAGCGCCGCAACCTAGTCGGAAGCGCTTCCGTTGTGATCCGGGTTGCGGGGCGAGCCGAACATATCGATCTGCCGTTCGTCAATGCCGCCGCGCTGATTGGCGCGGACCATGCGAACCCAGCGCTCGGTCACCGAAAATTTGCGGGCGACCTCGCGCGCCGTTCCCTTCGCCCGCATGATGAGGCGGCGCTTGTGCCGGACGGACGCAAGGTTCGGCACATCGAAGGAACCGGCACCGAGATCGCGGATAAGCTTCTCGGTCGCCTCGATGCCAATCACCTGCGTCAGCCGGTTCGATGGGTCCGGCGTCGCCGGGATATAGCACGCCGTGCCGCCGAAGGCTTCGACGAGGCGGAGTGTCGCCGCAAGTCCGATGCTTCCCTTCACCTGGACAAGCGATGCGGGCCAGCCCTGCGTTTCTTCGGTTTCAATCATCGGCCCCAGCCCCCCGGATGGTTCTTACCCTCTCCCCAAGTTCCGCTATCAGCTCATCGGCCTTGACGGCGGAGAGGTTGTGTACATCAAGTGGCGGGCACGAATCACCTGCCTGTTTAAGGATGCGGCGTTGCGCCTCAATGACTCGCCCGCGCGGGTTGTGGCCGACGACACGCCCGCCCATGCGATAGGGCGACCAACTGACGCCGCCGTCCCGCACTGCGCGCTCCTTCAACGCCTCGATGAGCGCGTAGGCGTCTTCACCTCTCACCCATTGAAGGGCGGCGAGGCCGAGTTCCTTTCCACCTGTTACACGCCGCGCGAAGCCCGCAAGCGCTTCTTCCGACGGGTCCGGTATGACGCCCAGGTGCCAAAGTGACAGCCAGAGCGCGCGGGCCTTGCGGATTTCCCGGCCGCCGGCGAGCGGCTTCGCCGCGTTGTTCCGTTTCTGCGAAGGCTTGAAGCCGAGCCGGCGGCATTCTTCGACAAGGCGGGGCAGCTCGTCATCGGCCAGCGCTTTCAGCGAACGCTCGCCCGTCACACGTTCGGCGAGATCGCGCCAGGCATCGTCGTCAAGACCGAGCTGCTTCTTGGCTATATGAAGCTTCGCATAGAGCTTCTTGCGGAGATCGGCGGCAGGCTGCATCAGATCCTCACCACGATAGAACGCGCAACGGTGAGCGACACGCCGGGCGCGCGCTTGCGCCAGACGAAGCGGAGCGTCACCGTACGATCCGCTCGGAGATAGGGCCGGGACGACGGAACGAGGCTGTAGCCGTCGTCGAGCAAGAGGTTGTGAAGGGCGGCAAGATCGGCATTCGCCGAGACGACGCGCGCCATGTCGTGTGCGGAGAGCGCTTCCAGATAGCGGCCCTTACGTCGCTGGCGGCGGCTCATTTTCGTTCCCCCTGCTGAAGGCGTTCTTCGCGCTGGCGCAATGTGCGCGCAACGGAACGCGCCATCCGAATTTCCTCGCCGGTCAGCGGCGATGTTTGCCGCCGCATGTCGATAAGCGCGCTCTCATAGAGATTGAGGCGTTCGGCAAGCTCATCGCGGAAGCCCTCGTCGCGCGACAGCTCCACGATCATGTCGATGCAGGAGAGCACGGCTTGCGCTTCATGGAGGCGCATGTCCACGAGAAGCGCGCCCACGGCGGCGAAGAGGCGATTGGTATGCTCGCGAAGGATGAAGGCGGCATAAGGCTCAAGCTCATGGGGCCCCTTCGACTGGAGAGCCTTCGCTTCGCGCTTCGACGCGGCTAGGTCACGGCATGCCGCGATGAACGCCTCACGGATTTCCCGCGTGGCCGCATCGACCGTGGCGATCTCTTCCGCTTCTGCCTTCGCGCCGCGTTCCGCCTGGAGCATTGCGCCAATCTGCCGTTCGGACATTTCCGAAGTTCCTAATCTTCGAGAAGCGCGGCGAAGGCCGCCCAGTTGAGCTGCCGGCAGGCGGCGATAAGACCCAGCTCGACAAGCGTGTCGTCGAGATCGCCAGGCCGGATCGCATCGGCTTCCTGAAAGGCGCGGAGTGTCCGGACTGCCTTGCGCACGCGCTCGCCGGCGAGAGCTGCCTCACCGAAGGGTGCAAGGAGCTGCGGAAGACGATTGATCGCATCGAGTACCATCGCGATGTCGTCGAATTCGGCTTCCGCGTCTGTGCCGGAGCACGCCATGTAGAGCTTTCGGCCCGAAGGCAGACAGATAATCCGGGCGTGGTGGGATTCGACGAAGAGAGGCGCCACGTCGCGCGCCGGCGTGAAGTTGTCGCCGGACTGGGCTTTGTCGTTCACGCTCATACCGCCCTCCCGAGGTTGAGAGCATCGGCAATCGCCTTCCAATCGGTGCGCTCGTCTCCGGCGAGCGGCGCGGCCGCGATGTCGAGCGTGAGCGTGATCCAGTTCGCGTGCGCGTGCGGCCGGAAGCGGAAATGGATATAGGACTTGCTGCTATCGACGCGGATCGCGGCGCGGAGCGCATCCTGCATCTTCTTCCAGCGTGGGTCGTCATGCTCCGTGCGCAGCAACCGGAAAATCTGGTCGCGGGAAACCTGCCCCGCCTTGCCGGTCTTGAAGGCGTCCTGGATAAGATCACGGATGACGGGCGGCGCGCTCGCGCCCCACTCGATCAGGCACTCGTCGCAGATTTCCTTCGCGGTCTGGAGTTCCGGGCCGAAGCTCAGAATGTCTGACACGCGGATCATGACTTGCAGACGGCCGTCATAGCTCGAAAAGGTCACATTGCCCTTCGGCCCGCCGCGCCGCTTCAGCCCGTACTTCTCGGCGAGCAAATCCTGAAAGGCGTCGATATTCTCGAAGGCCAGGGTCTTGAAGGCCGAGAGCGTCTCGAAGACGCCGATGGCGCGGGCAAAGAGGAGACGGACGAGATCGTCTTCGAGCCGGTGTTCCGGCTTCACATTCTCGATGGGCGTATAGCGGCCCATGCCGTCGATCATACAGTCATTGCCGCCGATGGTGACGACGGGCGGTGTGAATTCGGGCTTCATCGGATGTTCCTTGTGCGGGAGGTGTTTTGGAGATGGACTGCGAGCGCGGTGTAATGGATGCGCTCGTATTCGGTTTTGCGGCGGCGGGCTTCCTTGGCACGCCGCTGGGCTTCGATGCGTTCCGCGCGCGCGGCGCGGATGTGGCGGCAGAGATCGCGAAGCGTGACGAAGGTCACTGCCGCGTAGTGGTCGAGCGCTTCGAGTGCGCTAGAGAGCATTGCCGGCATGTGCGGCCTCCAGGCATCCCGCCTCGATGAGTACGCTCTCGAAAGTGAGAAGCGCTTCCGTCGCATCGCGCTGCCGCTCGGGCGAACGCTCTTCGGCTAGGCGGTCTATGTAGTGAAGGGCGCGCGCGCCATAGCCGAGACGCGTGCGCAGGTCGAGAATGGCCCGCGCCATCGCGCGCAGCTCCAAGTTGGAGACGCTGGTTTCGCCCCGCGTGCCTTCCCGAAGGATGCGTTCCGACACGCCGACGACATCGACAAGATCGCTCATGACGCGCCTCCATCGTCGTCGGCCACCGCTTCCAGATAGGCGGACGCTTCTTCGAGGAAGCTGTTCACATCGGCCGCAAACGGGAGACGGCGCTCCTGTTCCACCGTCGCAATCCGGATGGCCTGAAGAAGGTTATGGGCCTTCTTCACCAGTTCCTTCGCGCTTGAAAGGCTGTCGCTCATGCTCTTTTCCTTTTGTTGAGAAGCGAGACGATGCCGGGCGGCAGGTCGCCGTGATTGACGCGAGCGGCATGCGGCACCGGCATGCCTTCGAGCTGGGCGACCTGATCGGCCAGCGCCGACATGACTTCGCCCCACGCTTCGATGAACTGATCCGTCGTGGTTCCCGCGCGGACGCGGGACGCCATGGCGCCGGTCGCACTCCTGATTTCCGAGGCGATTGTCATTTCGGTTTGATCCTTGAGTTGACGCAGCCGTTCCGGCAGGCGCGGTAAAGCAGGACACGGGTGGGGTTGTGTGGCGACCATCCAGACTTCTGGTTTTCGTTGCAGAGATCGGCCGGGATTTCGCCGAGAAGCGGGCAGGTGACGGATTGCTGGAGAAGCGTTCCGCGCACCGCCATTTCGACGGCCGAGAGCTTGCCGCGCGCCGTCGTCTCGCCGTTCTGCCCGTACTTGTTGGAAAGAACGTGGTTGACGACGGTCTGCGAATAGCCGACGCGAGCGGCCGTTGCGCGCTGGCCGTGGGCATCGCATTCGCGTGCGAGCGCCTCCACCCATTCCGGTAGCTCGCCGCCCCACGCCGCGCGCGCCTTGTCGATAGAGGAAGTCATTCCGCGACCTCCTCCTGCCAGACGATTTCGCAGAGGTTCGCGTCGAAGACGGTCTTCAGCCGTTGAATCATCGGCGCGCGCGGGCCGGTGTTTCTCGACTTCACGAAGCGATAGGAGGCGAGGCGATGCGCATTCCCTTCACGCGTCGCGACGAGATACCCGGCCGCCGCAAGGTGCTTCACATAGTCCTTGGCGGCACTCTCCGTTACTGGAACCTCTTCTGTGCGCGACATGACGGCAAGATCGCGGAAGGTGAAATCGCCCAGGCGTTTCATCGTCCGCCACATCGCCTCCTGGGCGAGGCCCTGCTCGCAGGGCGTGCCGTCGCGCTTGAGGCGAGGCGCTTCCACGCCGATATCGCGCACGAGGCGGAAGACCTTCATCGGGATGGCGTTCTTGTGCTTGCTGCCCACGATCCCGTTGGAAGCGGGCCTGACGCCCGCCTCCTCGACATAGCCGCCGCGACGAAGCGCGGTGAGATAGGTGCGGATCGTGTCCCGCTCCTGCATTGTATGGTGCCAAAGATCGTTGAGCGAGAATTCGCGAAGCTGCCGGATGACCTCCCAGACGGCCTGCCGCCCGGTCGCCTTGCCGCGCTTCATGGTGAGGTGAACGGGCTTGCGCGCCATTACTGCCTCCCCGCCGGTGGATTGCCGGTGAAGAAATCGTCGGCGGGGAAATCGGCGAGCGTCATCCGCTCCTTCCCGAGCGTCGATGCCTTCTCGCGGATGCGGTCGAGATTGACGCAGACGCGGCGCACGCTGCCCGCCGCCTTCGTATGCGCGGCGCCGACGAGATCGTCGGCAAGCTCAATGCCTGGGCAATAAAGCTTCGAGAGGTGGCGCGTGTCGGAAAGCGAGGCCGGTTGCGCAGGTATCCAGTCGAGCATACGGCCGTGCACGCGCTCCCAGCGCTTGAGGGCATTCGGAAGGTTCTCTTCGCCGATGAGGATGATCGCCGTCTGGCTTGCCTGGTAGATGTCGCGGATGACCTGGATCATGCCGTTCTTCACGAGGTAGTCGGCCTCATCCACAATGAGCGGACGTTGGGACCGTTCGAGTTGTTCGCCGATCTGGTCGACCATATCGGCGACGGTGTTGGCGGGCTGCGTGATCGCCATTTCGTTCAGGATCGAAAGGCAGAGCTTCTTCCTGGTCCAGACGCTCTTCACCTCGACGTGATAGGCGCGGAAGCGATTGCCGGCATACATGGCCGCATTGCTTTTTCCGTAGCCGGATGGACCGCTGAAGGTTGCCATTCCCGGAAGATTGGGAGCGCGGTTCAGCACGCGTTCCACGAGTTCTGCGAGCAGCGTCACGTTACGAAGCGGGGCGATGGTCGCGGCGGTGTTGACGGCGGTAGTCGATTTTGTCATTCTCTGGCCTCACTTGTTGATGGCTTAGGGCGTTGTCCGTTTCCGGCGGGCAGCGCCTTTCTTCTTCCTCACGCTTCCAGCGCGGCCGCGCCGAAATCCTCATAGATGTGCCGTGTCGCCCGGTACTCGGGCTGGGTGCTGTAGACGCTGTGCCAGCGCTCGTCCTCCGCGCTGACCGTCTCGCCCGCGTCCATGCGCGCTTCGATGTCGAGCGCGCGAAGGAAGCGAGTGCGGCGGGTTTCGAGTTGGTGAACAGCCGCATCCGTCGCGGTCGGGATGGGGTGAAGAAGTTCCGCCTCGATTTCCCGCTGTCGCGCCTGGAGCGCAGGGCTGAAATCTTCTTCCGCAACAAGCTCGATAAGCGGCTGACCGAGTTCGGCGCGCACTTCCTCGGCATGCTGATTGAGAAGGCGGAGGCGACCTTCCGCACGACGCTGGCGCGCATGTTCGATCTTGGAGGCGGGTTGCTCCGCAATCACATTGCCATCGCGTTCGGCCACGCAGATGAGGCGGCCGTCATCCAGCGTGCGGACCCAGACTTTCGAGCCATCGTGAATGTCGTAGCCGACGCGGACTTGCTCGCCGCCGAAGGGCACAAGCTCTTGCGCGAAATAGGTTCCCCAGGGCAGGCGGACCTCGCCGCGCTGTGTCGAGCGGATTTCGTAGGGCCGCCAGAGATCGGTCATCGCTTCCGGCGTCAGTGTCTCCGGCGTCCATCCTTTCGCGCGCTGGTCTTCCAGCGCTTCGGCAGGAGATTGGTGGCGAAGCTTTCCCGTCTCCGCATCGCGAATGCGCGGAAGGCTGCGGTGAGGGCGGTGGTTGTAAGCTTCGACCTCGGCAGCGCAGAAATCGAGAAAGTCTTGCCAGTCCATGAGAAGGCGGCTTCCGCCACGTTCCTTCAGGTCGCGCTTGACGAATTTCACGACCTTGCGTCGCGTCTCGCTGTCCATGTCGCGGCCGGAATAGGTAGGCAGCTTCCGGGCGGCGCGCTTCCAGAGCGAACCTTGAAGCCGCTCGATCTTGCCGCGCGCCTGGGCGCGGCCTGGAAGCGAATTTATCGGCGTCGCGCCAAGCCGGGAGAGGAAGCCCGTCACATCCGCCGTCATGGCATCGTTGACGAAGCCGGAGCCGTTGTCGGTGTAGAATAGCGCGAAGAGCGCGAGCGTGGAGACGCCGTGGCGAATGGCATCCATAACGACCGTCGTGCTTTCCGCGAGGCCGGCGCTCCAACCGAAAACGTAGCGTGTCGCCACGTCTTGCAGTGCGCAGACCTCTGGCCGGAACGGACGCCCGTGAACCGGGTGGGCGACATCGGCCTTGAAGGTGTGGCCGTCGGCCGTCACGACATCGAGCGGTTGCAGCCCTTCCGTCGAGCGGCGCTTGAAGCCCTTGAATTGCAGCAACCCATTCGGACCGTGACGGCCACGCTCGCGATCCACGACGGAGACGCGCGCGAGGAAGCGGCGGGCGGCATGATAGTCCGGACAGGCAACGCCTTCCGGCAGTGCGGCGGGAAGGTCTTCTTCGATGATCGCGGCGAGGCTGCGCTTCGTCGGCGTGTTGTAGAGCTTGAGCAGGGCGGCGCCCCATGCCGGCGGAGCGGCAGGTGGCGGGGCAGAGGGCGTCAGGGCCTCGACCCCGCCCGCGCCGTGAAGGCTGCGCCAGCGCTTGATTGTCCGTATCGAGAGCGTCCGCTTTCCCTCTTTGCCGGGACGCGCATTGGCGGCGGCAACCAGCTCTTGCAGATCGGACCGCAGCTCGCCCGCTGCCGCGAGATGGACGACTCCTTCGATGGCACCTTCGACGCCGACGAAACAGGCGAGGCGCTCGACTTCGAGAAGGATCGCGGCCCGCGCTTCGGCACAACGGAGCTGCCAATCGGCGAGCGGCTGGGAAACAGGTGCCGGTACTTTCCCGGCTGTCATCACATCCCTAACGGTTTTCTGGAGTCCGTTTGTTGTGAGCCCGTCAACCCATACTCCACAGGCAGCCGGATCGTCTCCGGCTGTTTCGGTCACCGCCTTCAGGAGCGAACGGCGCGCACCTTCAGGCAGCGATTTCAAAAGCGATTGGACGCAATACTCGCTGCCACCGCCGCGATCCGCACGCTTGCGGCATGCCCATCCTTCGCGGCGCGCGCGCTCGATGACGCGGAATTTTGAGGCTGGAAGGCCGGGCAGCTTGAGATCGGCCAATTGGGATGCGGTAAGCCAGCTCTTCATTGCTGGCCCCGCGCTTCGGCTTCGCGCTCGGCCCAGTCGAGCGCCTGTTGCGGGAGGTTCTTTTTCGCGGCAGCTATCCGCGAGGCGAGTGCACGTTGCTGGAGTTCGAGGGTCACGAGTTCGGCGACGGCAGTTGCTTCCCCTGGCAAAGCCTTGAAGCCGCAGGCATCGGCCATGAGCGTCACAAGCCGCGTGTCGCCCGTCGCCTTGATCAGCGCGGGGAGCGCTTCCAGCGGTAGCCGCCATTCGTCGGCGCTGGGCGCGGCATAGCGGTCGAGCATGTTCTTCGTCATGTCGCGGCCAAGGAGGCGGGACATATCGGAAGCGACGGCGAAACGGTCACGGCCGTGTGCCTTGGCGAAGGCCAGAGCATCCGCCACCGCCTCGCGAATCGCGGTAGAAAGGGCGGCGCCTTCGAGCATCGCGCCCGGCCGGTCGAAGAAGCCAGGCTGGTTTGGCGAGGTGACGTGCGGCGAGGGACGGCGGGCCATGTCAGCGCGCCCCGGCAATTTGAACATTGCGAAGGTCGCCGCCGCTGCTACGCTTGCGGTCGCGTGTCGGGGCGATCCGCCGGCCGTCGATGAAGCGCTCGGGAAAGAGGATTTCAACCGGGCGCTCAACGGCGGCTGCAATCGCCTCTTCAAGTTCGCGGGATGGGGAGGCGAGGGCGGCGGACACCGCCTGCGGAACAACACCTTCCTGCCTTGCGAGCGCGGCGAAAGAGAGGCCCCGAATCTTGAGCTGAAAGTTCACCCATGCCCGGCGCTGAACCGGGTTCCTGAAAATCTCCGCCTCGGCTTCGGCGGCTTTTTTTGGGTCTGCCAA